CCGTGGTTTTGGTGGATGAATCAACCTAAGATTATTAACCAAGTTATCTCAAAGGTAACGCCAGTACCTGCTAAGAAAGCATATACAAAACAAGTTTGTACTTGCTGCAAATTGCACAGTACAAAATCCTAATCCCCTAGGAGGAAATGATGGAACAATTCAAGCACCTCGCACTCACATGGTTTCGTGCAGCAGCAGCATCTGCTGTAGCACTATTCCTTGCAGGTGAGTCAGACCTAAAGACACTGGCAATGGCAGCATTGGCTGGTTTTGCTGGTCCTCTACTCAAGTGGCTAGATAACTCTGCCCCAGAGTTTGGTCGCGGTTCAAAGTAGTACCTATTTAAGGGGCCTAGCAGCCCCATAGAGACAAGAAACCCCCAGAACTGGTATGTAGACACCAGAACTGGGGGTTTTTCTTATTTTTGTAGCGTGTTTAATATATCTTCAACCTTAATAAGGTAACCCTTACTAGGGTTGGGAGGTATGTTGCAGGTAATGGCTCTTCCCCTTGCCGTAACTACCTGTCTCAATACCTCCGTTGGTACCAACAGGGTTGTCCCCTCCAGCACGAAAGCCCAGTATTTTGCTTTAGTACTGGACAATCCTGACAGGTACCAATTCTCATTGTTGTGCGACCAGCAAACTGTTTCGATGTATAGGTTGCCAGTATCTTTCCATTTTAAATCTGTTTTTACTTCTACTGTTTTTCCACCTGTTAGCAGTTGTTCTACTAACCCTTCTCCTTCTTGTCCCTTTGCTAGGTCTAAGTCGAAGTCTGATAGTTTGCTCATGGGTATCCTAAGTATAGTGGCTTGGGTGTAATGTTTAGTTTGTTTCTCATTAACTTACGTTCATACTCTGTAGTGCCACCCCAAAATCCAAAGACTGCGTTCTTAAGTGAGTAGTCTAGGCACTGCTTTTTAACCTCACAGTTGCTGCAGATTCTTTTAAGCATCTTAACTTCTCTATATGTAGAACTACCATCTGGTACAAAGAACTCTTCTGAATCTACACTTCTGCAGTTAGGTGTTCCTTGCCAATCTGGATACTCCATTTATCCTCCTGTTGAATAGAAGCCTGTGCCGTTGAACTTGATGGCTGGTACAGACCATACTTTTTGCATAGTCTCACCACAAGTGGTGCAGGCTGGGGGAATGTTTTCATTAGTTTCTGTTACTTCTGTGCAGTAACTGCACTTAAAATCAAATAGTGGCATTAGATAAAGTCCTCGTGCGCTGGGTGAGGGAGTGTGACCATTGACCCACAGTTAGCGCACTCTCCATCAAGGAAATAAAAGCATATTTCACCTTTGTCAAATGCAATAAGCGCATGAAATACATCCCCTCCACATATGCAAACATCTCCAATAGATTCTCCTCGCAAGTCCATAGCGTGCGTGTAATCCGTTGGATGTAGTAACTCTCTGATTTCTTTAGCGACATTATTCTCCTCGTTCTTCATCATCTGCCTCTACTAAATCATCATCAGGTTGTGGTTTCCATCCGCCTAGGTTTCTAATCAGAGATGCAATAGTTCTTTGGACTTTCATCCGTGCACCATCTGGTGTTGTATTTAATTCTTTGGCGGTTTCACTCCACTCGACATTGTCCACTGTGAATCTGACTTTAAGAATAAATTGCTTTGCTTCTGACAATTTATAATATGCTGCTGCAATATCAGACCTAAGTACTAGCCAGTTGTTGCCATCATTGGCTGTTTCTGATTTATTAAACTTAAAGTTAAGGTCTTTAATTTTGGCTGGAATCTCATATGACTCAGCAATAATTGATGGCAAGAACGCTTCGATAACAGATGCGTCATAATAGTAAAGGTCAAGCAACTCATAGCCAACCGTCCGTGCCTTCTCACGCTCACAATAAGTAATTGCTTTATTGCGGAGAGACTTGGCTATGAGTTTGTCCTTGTCTTTTTGTGGCAGAGCAGACCATTCTTTGTACTTAACTGGATGACTAACGAACCATATCCACAGCACCTGCTGTATATCTTGCTGGTCAGTCATTGGGTATTTGCGCTGGTATTCGGCAGCAATAGCCACAACCATTTGCTCATACTCTTGTAAGTAGTCCACGTTATCCCTCTACTACGCCTTCCCATTGTCGCCTTTGCACCAATAGTCCGATTATTGCATAGTTTGCTAGGTCAATAAAGGTATCTTCAATACTTTCATAGTTGGGCGTGTCGCTACTTTTGTAGTAAAGGTTTTCTAATCGTGCCATCTTGTCATGCATACGCACAAGCAGGCCATTCATTGCACCGCCTGGAGCATTGGCTATGTTGAACGGGCCGTAGTCTTGATGCTTACGCACCATAATAATACGTAGTTCATTTAAGATATCTTCAAAATTATTCAGGTCTTTCATCAAGTATCTCCTTAGCCTGTTCTTCAAAGTCCATCATTGCTTCTTGCACTAATACTTCTTCTACAATTTCATCTCCGTGTCCTGCTTCTGATGATACTAACACGGCTGCCAGCATAGTTAACATACTGTTTGCTTTTTGATGGTCTACTTTATTTGCCATCCACACATCTCTTAATGCATTAAGGATATCTAATCCTTTGCTTTTAGAAATTGGTATGCCTATGTATCTGGGGTGCTCTCTAATAAAATCCCATACTTCTTCACCATTATTCAGAAAGGCATTTTCGGACTCGCTCATTTATAAACTCCGCTCCTTCTAGCATTACTATGCTATTAACATCATGCCCTTCTGGCATCTGAACTATATTAACATTACCTAACTCTCGGCTAACTTTCTTGCCAAAATCCATACCTGCTGAATCACCATCTGCTAATACAATTACTGTATCAAAATCATCTAATATCTTAGAGTAAAATGGTTTCCAGTTGTTGGCTCCTGGAATACCTATTGCTGGATGGCTTGTCTTTACACTCATAGTAATGCAATCTATTTCTCCTTCTGTCACACAGATATAATCTGATGCAGTAAGAACTACTTGTGCATTGAACATGCTGGTCTTAGCACCAGGCATACCCATATACTTTGGGTCTGCATTACCTATGGCTCTGAATCTAATATCTACTACACCTGATGGTGTTATGTAGGGGATTGCTAGTCTGCCTGTGTACTGCTCATGACCTGGAAGAGCGTCCTTTACCACTCCAAGATGAAAGCGTTGCGCCTCTTCTACCGATAGATTGCGTGTTGCTAGATACTCTGTTGCTAGATGAATCTGGCTTGCGTACTGGTGCGTCGCCTGCAAGAGAAATTGTCTGTGCGAATTTGATAGCCTCACGATATGTACCTCCCTCCCTTTGAATAATTAAATCGTATACATCTCCACTAACACCACAGCCATGGCATTTAAATCTTTCTTCTTCAAAGTTAACACCTGCTGATGCATGACTATCACTATGAAATGGACACTTAATTTTGCGCCAGCCGTGTCCCTCAGCAGGCACGGCTGCGCCTACATATCTTAAGTAGTCCGCGATACTATGTTTCACCCATTGCCTTTCTGATTAGGGCAAGCCAAATGCTGGCTGGCATTGTGCAATACCACTCGCCAACATCTGACTTACCTTTCCGTTTGTGCAGAACTGTCCCAGTCCACGCGTTGTCGTTCTTAATTTCTACTTCTAACTCTTTGACCCAAGCGCTCAAGTCCATGCGGACGTGGTCTTTAACCTCGATGGTCACTCCATTCACACCGCTGATATCACCTTTGTCTAGTTGTGCTCCTGCGATTCTGCGGTCTGCATATGGAAAGCCATTGACCTTTAACCATTTAACAGCATCTGCTTCTGCTTTGCTGCCTTTACGCTTGGCTGCTGTACTCATTTACTTCTCTTGTTCTGTAATGATTGCTATTGTCCAGCCATTTGATTCTAGTTTTTCTGCACGTTGTTGTGCAATGTCAAGGCTGGATGCACGAATAACTTTTACTTTATTTTTTTCATATGTTACTTCATATTTAGGCATTTATAATTCCTTCTTGTTGGTATCTAACTGCTACATCTTCTAAGTACATAGACTCAGGATTAAATGACAGAGTAACATAGTTGCTGCCTGTTTGGTCAGCCCGTCCGTATCTGTTTTTAACTGGGGCTACACATAGATATGTGTCGTCTCCTTGTTTCATCTGTCCTATTGTAAGTACCATTGCTGGAATCTGATTGACCATACCCTGCACTGCGCTACGCGGCTGGCAAGGAAAGCCATCGAATCCTTCTTTGGTGTGGTGTAGCACCAATACTGCTGCGTTGGTATCTCTGGCTAGGTACTTGAGTTCTTTCATAACGGCACGCATTGCGCCGAACTCATCATACCCATCCATTGCTACATCCATTAGGTTGTCTACCACAATCAAGGTAGGACTCTTGCCCCATACAGTTTCAAATGCTGAGACTTCATCGTCCAAGTCTTTGAGTGTAGGACTAGATTCAAAGGACCAGAACAAGTGATTGTTAAGTTGCAGTATTTCATGTGACTTGTCTGGGTTATTTTTTAGCAGACTTTCTGCTGCTGTTTGTGTCATCTTGCCAGTCATGGCAATCAAACGCATAGCCATTGTGTGTGCATTAGTATCTGCTGAAAAGTAAAGTGTAGGATGTTTGGTTTTTGCAGCGATAGATAATGCAACTGATGATTTGCCTGCACCTGGAGTGCTTATTTATAGAGCGTCTAAGTGTTTTCACTTAATCTGTTCTGGAACAAATGTGTTCCACTCTGGTGACTGGACTGTGACATATTGATTCTTGCACTTATCAAAGGCACCCTTCGGTGCTGGACAGAACCAACCCTTGTAAGGCTTTCCGTCTTTACCCATGCCCTGAATTGCAGTCATCTTTCCGTGTGGACAATTGCGTCCACCAATGGTTACTTGTGGTGGTTGTGTATGTGTTTCTGTTTCAATGATGTTGCCACCAAATGCTTGAGCAACTGATGCAACTGTTGTTGCTGGTGCTGGAGTACCGCGTACCGCTGACTCTAGTTCCTGTGCTGCTGATGCGATTGCATGCACTGAAAGTGCAATGATGTTGTCTAGTTCGTCTCCGCTTTCTGCTCGGACTGTTACTAAACTACCTGCTGGTGTTTTAACTGTGATACTGATTGGTGCTTCTGTGCTAGGCACTATCTTCTCCTTGCTCAAATGGAGTGGCTAGACCCTTTTGGTCACGCCACTGTCTTACTTTCATTGCAAACTGTACACCTTTCCATCCTTCTTTGATGTCAACCCATACTAGTTTGCATGTTCCTGTCCCTGCTGGGGCATGAATTATAATTGCTTTCTCTTTGTTGATGTCGCCCCATGTGCCACGGCTTGCCGTGTCCACCATATACGGCATGCCGTTGGCATAAATTGCTAACTGCATTGATATGTTATTTGGATGGTCAATGCGACCTGTCTTTAGGTCAGCAATGAATCGCTCACCTTTGTACTCAACAACTCTATCTGGTGTACCAGCAATTTTAAACTTGTCATAGACCGTAAACTGTTCAATGAAAAGATTGGTTAAGATACTTGTTGCCTGTTCATAGGCTTTAATATCTGGCAACCATTGGTCTGGTATTGGACCCAACTCTAAACCTAAGTCTAGTTTTTCTGTTAGTGCGTGGATGGCTGTGCCTATTGTTGCTGCCTTACTAGCACCTGCTGCATCCATTGCTTCTTCGATGTATGCATTAACTAACTTGTTATCATCTGCTGCTACACCTATGGCTAGTAGTAAGTCTGGTCTGCTTGTTAAACCTATTGCTGCCATACGCATCTTCCATGCTGTTAATGCTGACGCATCATCAAGACTATTGGCGATTGTAGTAGCACGTGTAGCATATATCCCCTTGATAATTAGAGTCCCGTGTTCGCAGATGGCGGGACCACCCATCCCCAAGTCTAACACATAGTCGAAATGAACAAACTCCTATGTGCTAGATAGCGCTGCTGATGTTGGTTACTCTCGCTCGATATCTTGTACTCGTACATCTGGGTCGTGTAACTCTAAGTCGTAGCCGCTGACTTCGATGTTGTCCGTAATGATATCTTCAACTTCCTCAGGGGAGGTAGCCTTGATACCAGTAACAGTAACTGTAATTTCTACAGTTGCTGACCAGGTTGTAGTAAGTACATCTGAACCGATTGATTCAAGCAATTCGTTAACGTCGTCACGACTAACTGTTGCTTCATCTGAACCATCATCAAATGCTTCTGAAAAGAAATCATACACCTTGTTACGCAAGTATACAAGTTTTTTATAGGCTTCTTGTTCTTGTCGTTGTGTCTGTTCTAGTCTGGATTTTAAATTAGTTTCAGACTTGATTAGTTCCTTCAATGATTCCTCAGTGAAGTTGTATGTAGTTCCGTCTACTGTTATTGGATTTAAGTACATCATTCTCCTTAGATAGAAAGTAATTCTAGTGCTCGTAGTTTGATGCCGTCATTGCGCCCTGCAAGGGTAGCAATACTAGCATCTTTTTGAGAGTGATGGTCGGCATATTCTACAACTGCTTGCCATAAACCAAACTCTGTGTGACGAATATTGTCTTGTGTTGGACTGTGCTGATAGACAGCAAATGCTTTTGCTCGTGCATTGAGAGCACGAGACTTAGCGTTCTTCTCACCCTTGCTGAGTAAGTGTAGTGGTGCGTTTTCAATCTTGGAAGGCAAAGCCCATACCTTTTTAAAGTATGCAGTTGCTTTGGCTATGTCTGCTTCACGTTGCATAAGATGGTTAGCAAGATTGCTATACTCATCAATGCTTGTGTAGGTTAGGTCAAGAAGGTTTCGCATATCAGATACTGATAGCACTGCGTTTTGTGTATGACGCAGTGTATATGTATGTGCTTTATTCTTGGCTCTAAAGATACGATTGATTTGATTAGCACAAAACAATCGCTCAATGATAGGGCGAACTACTACTGATGATGACCCGTCATGACTAGTCTTGGCTAGTAAGAAGGCTGCATGTGGGTCGCCCTGGATTTCCATTTCTTTTGGTAGTGACATAAGCATCCATACTTTTGCACCATCATCATACTCACCTGCTGCTGCATAGCGAGCATCACCTGAATCAATCAAGCCATCAAGGCAACCAAAGACTTCAGAGTTCTGAAAGACTTTATACTTGTTACCTACTACGCCAATGACTGACTGTTTTCCACCATTATTTTTAACAACAGCCTGCTTCTTGGGCACATGCATAAACTCTTCTGTATGCATATCGGATAAAGATACAGTCCAATCAAGTCTTGCTTGTTCTGCTACCTGTGCTGCGCTGCTTGCTTCTACTGCTACGCCAGCCTTAATCCAGGCTGAGCGGTTTTTTACTACATCTGCTGTAGTCATGTGTTCCTTTCTTTACCATGAAGCCTGATACTCGAAGGCCCATCCTTCGGGTACATCTTCAATGAGTTTACTTACTATCTCCACGGTTTTTTCTATGCCGCGGAAATACCATTCGTCATACTCTGTGCTTCCAAAGAAGAAGCCAGAGCCTGTTGGCAGAAGTTCTTCTGCTTTGTCATGGTTAGCCAATACCCTTTCACATGTAATCTTTAAATCAATTAAAGAACTACGAGGTACATAAATAGGCTGACAGTTATCTTCTCCATCTGTTAGTTCACTAATGAACCAGTTATGGATAGCATTAACCTTGCGCCAGTATCCAACTTGGATTGATACGGATGCAAAGGCTAGGTCGTTTGGGTTATATGCCCAATCGTTAGCACCCATAAGACTGGTTAGGATTCCGTAATCAGGGTTAGGAACTTTATCTAGTGTTCCATCTGGTTTATTATTCCAGTCAATGGATGAGATACTTTTACGTGCGTAGAGATACATATCCAATCCCATGATTAGATACCCATTCCTTCTTTAACCTTTGGGTGTAGTTCGTGGGTCATGGCTACAAATGCACCTGCTGGCCAGCCTGAATTAAATACACGGTTAAGTAGATTTGCTAGAGAGTACTGAGGGTCAGCCTGTTGTACTTTTGATAGTAGTTCCTTGGCTGAATCTGTTTGCTCTAGTGAGTACAGGTTTGCAGCCAATACGCTACCAACAGGTGCAATAAACTCATCAGGAACTGAGTCTACAAAGTATGCAAGGTATGTATTAACATCCTCAATCTTGCGCTCAGATGGCAAACCTAATACAAAGTCACGCAACTGAATATCTTTTTGCATACCTGCTGCAATCTCTGCAATGTGGTCATCATCTGGTGCTGTATCTGAATCAACCTGTGCATAAATTGCATCTGTTAAACGCTTGCGTTGTGTTTGTAGTTGCTCTTCTTTACCATCGTGCTCACCCAATAGGATGTTGTGATAGTTTTCGATTTCTTCTAGTGTTACCGTCATTTCTTTTCCTTTTCTGTGACATAGCGCTGGAGGGATTCCAACACATCTTGTTTCTGTTTATCTGTGAGTGTTGCCCAAACATAGCCAAGTAAATAATGAGCACCGAACTCATCATCGTAAAGTTTTTTGGCTAATGCTTTTGCTTCTATTAGTCCTGGTGTTCCAACTGTCATTGCTTATCCTTAATACCAACCGTTTGTTCGCCAATGCGACCAAGCGACTGATGGTTTTTCGTAACGGTGCTGGATATAAGCCAGCCCCCGCTCAATCTGAAGCGGGGCTGGCGTTTCTGGGTCAAGGTTAAGCAACTGTGGAATACCAAATGCAGAACTGTTTGGGTTGTCTGCTGCTGGATTCCATGCTGACTCTTTACCCCAGAGTTTCATGAGTGCTCGATGCTCAGACAAGTTCCATTCTGGATATGCCATTCGCATGAACTGTTTTGCATATAGTTTCAGAGCACGCTTGGTCCAATGGAACTCGCTCATCTCTGTAGGCTTGGGTTCTGTGTGTGGCTTTGCTTGTGCTACTGGCGTGTGCCCTGGTAGCAGTGACCAGAACACTAGATACCATGCTGTAAGCAAGGCGAATAGTTTCTTCATCTAGTAACCCATCTGTAGAGGAGATAGAAAATTGTAATGAGGAATACCCAGGACTGTAATGGTGTGAGAGGGAGGATTGATATTTCATTCATCGCCCCACATCCTGTCTGGTTCTGTGTATACATCGCTGTCATCTTCTATGTCTTTGTCTAGTGCTATGTCATCTTCAAGCGGTGGTTCGTAACCCATCTTTCCTCCTTTTCATTACATGCATTTGGTCTGCATACATAGCGTGTCTAATGACTGCATCAATTGATATGTCATACACCTCACACAATCTCAACAGTCTTTTAACTGTTATGTTTCTATGGTTGCGTTCGTAACTGCCTACTGCTTGCTTCGTAAACTCACCATTGCTGATGCGTTCTACTTCTTCAAGCGTGTATCCTCCAACTAATCTTACTATCTTGAGAGTTGTCATTACATCTAAGTACTCAGGGTTTAAGTTACTCATCATCCTCCTCACATTCATCACATTCTTTACATAATCCACAGTCATCACATGTAGAGTTATACTGCTCGCATATTTCACAATATGGTGGTATGTATGGGCCGCTCATTGCATCTCATCTACAACTTCAGTAATGATTGCATCTATTGAATTGTATGCAGCCTTGTCCAAGTTCTATACCATCACATTCCACTGCTCATCTGTCATTTTAATGTCATAGTCTTGTTCTATTTCTTGGCGCTCAACTATTGCCCACCATGTATTAGGACGTTCCAGTTCCATGATTATTCCTCTCCCATGTTCCATTGGGTTCATCTAATGAATCCCAATTAACTGTTGCATCTTGTTGTTCTGGTGTTAGGTTATTCCAGTTTGAGTTGCAGTCACACATCATCATCTCCTTCTATATAGATTCTGCCTGTTGCCATCATCTCTTCGAGGATGGCATTGGCTTTCTTGATTGATGTTATTGCTTGGTCAATGGACTCATTCAAGTCCGCTATCTCATGAACTGTGTACGACATAGTTGGTTTCTCCT